CGCTGCGAGCATTCGGCGTGTGTAACACGGATGGCTTCCGTGATCTATCATTGTTTCCGGCATCCATGGTGCCACTGTTCCACGCATACACCACCGCATCGCCACGATCCGGCGATCTGCCTAGCCGCTTCATCATCTCCTTCTTCGCCTCCACGTAAATCTTAGGCGGGGATCCAGGACGCACTTCATACGTCGGCGAGCACAGATCCGCTTGCAGCGCCGGGTCTGGTGGCAGCGCTAATTCGTACCCAAATCTCGGATCCAGCGCCTCCCGCAACATCCACCACATCTCACTGCGTTTTGTAAAAAATCCAAACTCACCGTCACGCGTATGAGCCGTAGCCCGCTCGGCGCCATTAAGCGTTTCATATGGAAGCCCGGCATTCTTCAATGACGTCTCCGCATCAGCGCCAACACCGATACTATCAATTCCAATTACCGCACCCTCCCACAGCTTCCCGGCGGCAAGGACCGCGACGCTGGTGCCGTCCGGTGTCTGCCTTCCGGGGACTATAGAAAGCTCATCGAACCATGCACCCCACCGAGGGGCGAAAACGGTGTCGTCGCGGCCCCCACGTGCCACGTCCAGTCCAAGACTAGACATGCCAACGCCGTCGGGTTTTCCCTCTCGCCAGCGCTCATTCGCTTGCAGCACCCAGTCGGAGGGAATGACCTGCCAATCAGAATCTTCACGGGAGGCCATAAAATTTCCGTCTCGTATAGCAGATCGAAGCGGCTCAGGCATTGCATCCAACGTCGCTTGGTATCCGCTGTCAATTAAAAATGGATTATCCTGAAGCATCGCAGGGATGAACGTCCGACTTTTTGGGACATATTTTACACCGTCAATATCAACCGGGGTAACGTCGTCCACTTCAAGGTCTTTTCCGTCAGGGTCGGTTATATACCATCGAAGCTCGCCAGCTTTCGCGGGGGTGGGGTGGGTCACATCGAGCCATGGGCGAAACATTCCGATGAGCCACTCACCCTCGGCCGACAGCGGCGGGTTGGACGCCAGGATGGTGCGCACTCGTTGGTCGCTGACTTCATCCAGGTCGCTCGATGCCAGCCTGTTCCAGCCCATCATGTATCGGATGATGCTCTCGTGAAACAAGGCAGCCTCATCGAAGGCGAGCAGATCATGTGGGTTGCCTTGCCATGTCTCGGCACGCTCCATCGTGGAGGCGGCGCCGAAGTCCAGCACCCGGCCGTCGTATTTGTATTGGGCCGGCGGTGAGCTGTTGAGCCCGTCGCGCGTGCCGGTGATAGAAACGACGCGATCGATGAGCGCTCCCAGGTCTGTATACTGAGGTCGGACCAGCAGCGAGTGACGGTGCTCGGTCAATGCTAAGCCGGCCAGCAGATCACTCTTCCCACCGCCGCCGGCGCCGCCATACAATAGTAGGTCGGCCCTCGATCGGTGTGCTTGGCGCTGCGGACCAGGGTTAGGTGACCATATCAGGCTGCCGGTGCTTTCCATGACCAGCGCATTCATATCGGCGCGCGCCTCCGGCGTCATGCCTTTGACCTTTGCGAGCATGCTGTCGATGCTGCTCATGGAGCTAGATAGTTCGCATGCGAACTATTCGCCGGCTCATCGTTCGCCGGCTCATCGTTCGCCGGCTCATCGTTCGCCGGCTCATGATTCATGGCGTCGAGGCCGTCCTCCAAGATCGTGGCCATGCGCCGGGCCAGCTCGACGTCGCCGAGCTGCACGCCGACCTGTTGGTTGACGTTTATCGTGGTGCCTTGGCCCTGGTCCAATTGATGCAGGCGCGCGATGCCGGCCGTGGATCCGTTGGCGGCGCCGGGCTGCGACGTGTCCAAGGCCAGCTCTCGGTTCTCGATGTACTGCTCGGTCAAGGTGTCGATGGTTGCCGAAAACTTTTTCTGGGCGGCGTGCAAGGCGGGCGCCTTAATCTCCTCAATCCTTGATCTGATTTGCACACTGCAAGCCAGCCGAGAAGCCAGAGTGTCGATGCTAGTAGATTTAATAGTAGTAGGATTGCAAGCGCTGATGTACGCATCGTGCTGCGTTTGGCCTTCCACAATGAGCTGACAGAATTTTTCCTTTTCCGGTGAAAGTATGGACGGCTGCTTGTTCTTCGATTTCTTGCTGGTGTCACCGCCGCCGCCGCGATTAGAGTTTGTGAGGTTGTCGAAGCCGAGTTGATCAATGCGCTGCTTCTCATCTGCCAAAGCCTCCTGCTCATTTGTAAAATTATTGAAGACGATCACGCTGGGCTCGAAGCCTGCGCTGCGCACCTCTTCGATCCAAATTGATTTGCGGGTGCTTTGTTTGCCCTGCATGTGCCTGGGCACTTTCTTGAAATGACGCCGTGCTCGGTCGGCTGTCCCTTTGCCGATGTAATGGATGCGCATGTCGCGCGGATCTACCAGCCCATACGTGAAGAAAAATTTAATGGTCATAATTCACCTTCCCCATCTCTCGCAAAAACCACGCCGCGATCAGTGCAGCCTCAGCTATACCATCATCGGCTTTTTTGGTCCAGGTGTAGTCCCCCTTGAAAATATTTTTTGCTAGGTCGATGCTCTGCTGCTTGTCGCTACTCAGGCCGAGATCTTTTTTCCATTGCCGTGGAGTTACCCATCCTAGCGTGTCGGCCATGATAAACATAACAGCCTCGATGGATCCACAATTCCGGCCTTGGCTAAATGTGCTGACACTCGATTGCCGTGGCATAGCAATGCCGCTCTCGATGATGGCGGCATCTACCGTGTAATCCACCAGCCTCTCAAAAACATCTGCCGCGTCCACAATCTGCTTGCCGGTGTTCAATTTATGCATGGGCATCCGAAAACCATCAACCAGCCGCAATCGGTTTTTCTGGACGCTTACGACCGCCACACCGCCGACCGCTCCCGGGTCAATACCAACAACAAAATTCATGACCCCTTTTCCCACTCCAGGGAAACAGTCTGCCCCATCGGGACTGTTTCCCCCTCGAAGAGGGGGAAAGACAGGCAGGCAGACATAGTACAACGCATTGATTTCATTACATTTTCCGTCCACTTTGTCTTACTCTGCCCCGGACAGAGTAGACAGAGTAGAAAACGCCAGGGTTTCCGGGGGTTTGCGTGGGGCAGAGTAAGCCAATTCTGCGTTTACTCTGCCTCACTTGCCTCAACCTTTAGCAACCATCTTACATTGTGTTTTTTACCTTCTGCACTCTCTAAGGTTACACGACATTTATCGCCTACAACAGGCAATGCCTCCTCGATTATGGGCATGTGTTTAGTCGCGTGCCATGCCTCGGCGGCGATCGGCCAGACCGGGTTCCCATGCATATTCTTATGCACCTTTGATACAGCATGAAGGCCGGCACCCATCGTAATAAACAGATCATCCGCGAGCATTTTTCCGCCGATCGCATTGATGCCCGATGAGCTTAGAGCGTTCAAAGCCTCGGCCGGTGTAGCCAGTCTACACACACCAATGGGGTCACCTTCGCCGGGTGTCATCTCCTGCCCAATCAACTCAAATACGGCCGGCGATATAGTTTCGCCTTCGCGTATTTTCCCGCAGTCCAATACGATCCACCGGTCTAGTTTTTGATCCAGCCGGCCCTGCTTCCAGAGCTTTCGAAGATCCTTATCTGCAGGCAGCCAATTAGATAAAGTGAAGCCGCAATCCAGGGCCGCATATATTGCTGAGGATCCACGCCATGCCGATGACGTGCCTCTAAACACATCAGCGTCGGCTGCCCGATCCTTGGGCGTGTGGTGGGCGTATATACAGGTCGCACCGGTTAGGCTGGTCAGTAGAATGAACGCGCTATTGAGCACGCCGGCACTGGCTGCGCTGTTCTCATCCATTGCACCGCTTAGGGTTCCGAAGGGGTCAAAGACAAGCACCTGCGCGCCGGTTCTACGCTGCTCAGCTACAATGTCAGCGACCACATCTTTATTGATTTCCGCATTTCCGGTTTCATTAATTGTGACCAGCTGCAGCGTGCCGTTCTCTTTACCTCTGACGATGATGGAGCCCACGGCACTGGTGTCGCCGTGCTGTAAGATCTCGGCGCGAATACGCCGCCGAATATCCTGGGCCCGCTCCTCGTTGCATATGTACATGCTAGTCACCGGCGCCTTGCATTGAGGCAGGCCGACACGCTTGGTGTCGCCTACCGCCAGCGCGACCAGCAGCGCGCACATGTATCTAGTTTTCCCCACGTTGGAGGCGCCGGCGATGGACACCGTAGACTGGGCCGGG